ACTAACAGTTTCAGGAATAGCTTGATAAAAAGTAGGTGAAAGTTCTTGCATGGCTTTTTGCGTATACCATTCATCTTCACCTTTTTCAAAAGCCATAGAATTTTTTCTGTCTAACTGTCTATTATAAGCTCCATTTAAAGCTGTTTTAAATTTTATACTTCCGTCTAAAACATCTTTACGAGCCATAAAATTATCAGTTGCACTTTTAACTACGCTATTACCTATACCCATTACAAGCTTAGCGCCCATCGTATATTTTAAAAGATCACGTTGTCGTCTTCGTTCATCTCTCATTAAACGATCACGATCATCTCTAAATGATTGAGTTTGTGCATCTTTACGTCTACGAACATCAGACAATAAAGATTGTGCAAAAGGCTGTATATCGTATTCATTACTCATTATTATTTATCCTTGATTTTGTGACGGGGCTAATAAACTTTCTTGTTGAGGAGATTCAATTCCTTCTTCCTGTGGAGGAGCTAATAAGCTATCTTCTTCAGGTAAGTCAGCTTCTTCTAATTGCCTTTGCATATCTTGTGATATAACTCCATCAGGAATGATTCCAGTTTCAGAAGCTTTAATTAAGTTTCTAGCTTTCATTTCTTCTGCTTTTGTACTTGTAATCATCTCTGAATCAACAGCATCATTTAATTCTCCCCTGTGTATAACAAGCTCAATATCTAATCTTTCTGCTAATGCAATTAACATATAAGCTACAGGCTCTAAAAGAAGCATCATTAAATCAGGATTCCACAAACCTTCTTGAAAGCCTCCTCTAACGAGAAGCTGGGCTATGTCCATTACAGGCATACCGTCAGCAAGTTTCTGCATTAAAGTTACATAGGTTGTTTCTTCAATCATTTTAACCCATAAAAATTCAGTAGCCTCATGAACATTACTAAACTTAGGAGCTTTTTCAAAAGGCATACGAGCTTCTGGATTATTAGTTAAAGACTCTCCTGCTATTGGTCTTCGAGCAGAAAGCTGATTTTCTTGTAATTGTTCTTCTATTGTAGCCATTATTAATTCCTTTATTAGTTAGCAAACTGTGCCATACGATTACCATAGACATTAGATTGATATGCACTATATCCCCAAGGCCCAGTACTAGCAGGAGCTGATTGTACAGTATATCCAGTTGGTGCGGCTAATGTAGATGCACCGCCTGTTTGTGTAGCAAACTGCAACATAGGAGCGTTTTGTGCTCTATATGCTGCATCTGCAAGTTGACGAGTTTGAACTAATTCTTCTTCAAATCTTTCTTCTGGACTACCATACATATCTTCTTGCACTTGATCTTGTACTTCGCTCCGTACACGATAATCAATATACGTTCTAGGAGCTTCAGCTACAACATCTAAAGTAGCTTCTTTAGCATCTTGTCCTACTTGTCTAAAGTACCTGCCTGATTTTTCTAATAGACTAGGAGGAGCGTCATCTGGGTTAGATACACGATAACCATCAAACTCTGGAAACTCTACAAATACATCATCTTGTGTAAAGCCTCCTGCATCTACAGTAGGAACCTCAATTGTATCAGGAAATGGAGTTTCAATACCTAAGTCATATCCTAATATATCTTCTGTAGTAGGCTCATACAACTCTATATCACCTAAAGAACTTTCAGATGCTTTTAACTGCTTGGCAGTTACTTTAGGCTCTACAATTGTACGCTCTGTTGGAATTTCTTTTTTAGGCATTATGTTTACATCTGCCTCTAATACTGTTTCATTTACTGCGGTTATGAATTTATTTTCACCACCTACTTGCTCTACTAAAGCTTCAAAAGATTCTGTAGCTCCTGTGCTTCTAGACCAAGCTGAGTCAGCACCAGTAAAAAAATTATCTGCACCCTTATCAGTTAATCCTAATTTTTTACCTAGTGTTTGAGTGAAATTTTTAGCCGTGTTTAAAACAGCACTTCCAATACTTTGTATACGATTCATTCCGTCACTAGCTGTTCTTAAACTAAAATCTAATAAACCCTTAACCATATTAACTACAGGCGCACCTATATTCTTAGCTATCTCTAAACCCTTAACTACTGCCCCTCCAAGCGTTGCAGCTACCCCTGTCATAATTGGCGCTAAAGCCATGACCCCTACTACGCCTACTTTTTCAGTGATGCGGCCTACTTCTTTAGCTACTTTAACTACGCCTCGACCGACTTGTTCAGCCGCTCTAGCTACGCTGTCTTGTAAAGGGTTTACAATATTATCATTGATCCACTTGAATACCATTATATTTCTCCTGTTCTATTTAGTTTGGATTTAAAATATTACTTACTGAAGTTATTAAATCCGCAGTTGATACAGATGAGCCACTTTGAGCCGCTGATTCGTTTCCTATGGCTAAACCATATAATTGAACCATTCTTGCTTGATAATTTTGTGAAGCATTATGAGCAAAAGTAGCTTCATCTCTTACCTGTTGCCACATCTGAGACACTTCAATTGAAGTTAAGTTATATTCATTTTGAACATTTTGTAAGTTTGCAGCATTGTCAGCAGCAGTGTCAGCTAAGTTTGCTTGTCTTCGCCAATCAATATTACTTTGTTCTATTGCTTGCACATTAGCTGCATTCCATTGTTCTCTTTTGCTAGTAAGCTCTGCATTAAATTTATTTACATCTGCTTGCAAAGTAGCGTTTGCAGTAGCCACTTGAATATTATTCCTAGCGTTTTCAGCAGATGCTTTATTTGCTTCCGCAGTATTGAACTGCTTCATTGCATCAGAACTAGCCACATTAAACTGTTCTATCTGTGCCCCTAACTGAGTCATAAATTGATCTGTTTGATTTTGAGAAGTAGCATTAAATTGCAGAGCAGCATTTTTAGCTGACTGATCAGACAACAATCTTTGTTGCTCCTGCTGAGATTTTAAAACAACTACTTGCTGTTTATTTTCTAAGTTAGCTACATCCATAGCTAAGAAAGCTTGAGCATTTTGAACAGAAATTCTAGTCCTATTATCTGCATTGGCAATATCCATAGAGGCTTGAGCCGTTGCATTTTGTAAGATTGTTTGTTGTTCAGCATTAAAATCTGCTTGAGTCATTGTTTGCATAAACTTACTATTAGCTAACTCTACTTGTTGCTTAGCATCAAACTTAGAAAGATCTACATTAGCTACCATAGTAGCATTTGTAACTGCTCTTTGTTGATCTGCATTAAGCTGAGCTACACCCATCGTAGTTGCTATCTCTGCTTGTTTTAATCGAGTATTTAAATCTTTTTGCATGTTAGCTAATTCAGTCTGCTGTGCAGCATTTAAGTTATCCGCACTGGCATCATTACGAGCTTGAAGATTTGCAAGCTTCATTTGTTGCTCATTAGACATATTAGCTATGTCCATATTCTGCTTTAGATCAGCATTCTTCATTAAGAACTCAGCAGCTACATTCATCTCAGCTAGTTTGCGTTGGTTTTCTGCCGACATGTTTTCGCTATTAACTTGAGCTTCAATTTCTAAATTTGCAAGACTCATTTGTTGTTCATTACTTAAATTAGCTACCGCCATTTCCTGTTGATTTCTTGCATTAGTCTCAGCAGTTCTTTGACGGTTTTCTAAATTAGCTAAACGCATTTGTTGTTCTTGCTCAGCAGAGGTAAGAGTAGCTTGTTGATTAAACTCACTTTGGAGCATCTTCATATCATTAGCCATTTGAGCTGTTTGAGATGCCGCAGTTTGTTTATTTCTTAGATTCTGCATTCTACGTTCCATATCTAATGAAGCTGTAGTAATGTTTGCTTGTTGTTGATTATCTAAATTTTGAGCAGCTCTTTTCTGTAAAGCTTCAGAGTTGCTTTGAGCTATTGGTAAAGCACTTTGAATAATAGCGTTAAATAAAGCATCACGCCCTACAGTAGAAGCACTTAAACCACGACCAGCCATTAAAGCATTAACTTTATCTACAGCGGGCCTTGCCCATATAGGAGTTTTGCCTTCTTCCATAGCCCCTAGTAAATTTTCCATTTGCGAAGATACTAAAGCTTCAGTAGGTAAAGCAGCTATTGCAGCTTTTACTTCAACAGGAGCATCGTCTATTTGAGCTTCTACAGCCGCAGGATCTTCTACTAAAGCAGCCGCAACTTTAGGAGGCATATCGCCTACTTCAGCAATCATATCGACTGCCGCCCCTTGAGCAGCTTGTCCAGTTACGGGACGATTTTGAGTTGTTTCATAGCCTAGAACTTCTACAATCTGTGCCGCTTCCCCTTGGCTATAAGTGTTGTCAGTAATAGCTTCACGAGTTTTAGCTTCTGCATCTGGAGTAGCAGAAATGTTTACTGTTTCTCCTGTAACTTTATCTACATAAGCATCTTCACTTATTTCAAAGTTTTGTACGTTTGCTTTTGCAGCAGTTTCAGAGGCAGTATCTCGTGTAGCTTTTACAGCAGGAGCAGTTAGCGTAGCGTCTGATGCTTTAGCTTGAGCAGCTTCACTTACAGTACCTGTAACCGCTGTAACGTCCGTAGCTGTTCCAGCGTCTAGTGCTGTATATGTATTAGCCGCAAGGGCTGTTTCTGGCCCCTTTGCTGTTCCAGCCGATCCAGCACTAGCACCTGCCGCAGATCCTAATGTAGTTGGATCAATTGAAGTGACAGCGGCTTTTGGCGCAGTTTCATCCGTTGCAAGCTTTTGGGTAGCATCAATGCCTGTTGTAATTTCTTTATCTGTTTTTACTACGCCTGTCTTTGCATCTGTAAGCTCAGGTAATGGGACAGGAGAAGTTGACGGTGTAGTATTTTCATCCATCTCATTTCCGCTAGTGTTTTCGTTTTCATCTTGGTTATTATTATCAGACACGCTTGTATCTCCTCCGTTATCAAAAATACCTGAACCCCCGTAAGGATTACCCTCTCCCTCCGTTAAACCTCCGCCCCAATCAACGGCATCCCAGTCTATTTCGTTAGAAGTTGTTTGTTCTCCATCGTCATTTTCGTCTTCATCCCCATCCCCATCGCCATTTCCATCACTAGGAACGGCAATTGGGTTAGTGTTTGCTCCGCCTAATCCCGCACCACCTACTTCTGTAGCTGTAGGAGTTCCATAAATTCCTAATTGATTAGCCACTCCTTCAATAGTTCCTGAAGGGTTAGGAAGTGCAAACTGTATATTTTCTCCTTCTGCAAATGTTGTGAAAGAATCCCAACTATCTGAAACTAAATCAAGAATCTCATCATATACAGATATTAAACCTTCTGAACCTACATCGCCTATAATTTTAATTTTAGACATTGTGCCGCTATCATTTCTTAAATGATCTGAAAGTTGATTACCATCTACAAAATTACCTTCAAAGGCTGCAAACATGTCTGCGCCTATGTTTTCAATCATAGTTCCAAATCTAGAATCCCTAATATTCTCAGGAATATTTTTTAACATTGGAGCTATTATATTAGATTGAATATAAGTTTTAGTTGCCTGAACACTATCTCCTATTTGTGGAGCTATTCCTTCAGCTAGTAAATCAAACAATGCGCCATTAGGATTTAACATTGTGCTAAAAAAATCTAGCGTTAAAAGATTACCTGCCTTAGCTCCAACATTTGCAGCCCATCTACCTATAGCAGTTGCACCTAGTTTAGTAGTTAAACCTGCTTTATCTAATCCTGCTTCTGCTAAAAATCCTCCAAGAGTATTTCCTATAGGATCTGTAAGCGGAGCAGCTATAGCATCAAAAACATCTACTACTTGACCTAAAGGATCTATCGCTGTTTCTGGTAAATCTGTTACAATATCTATTATTTCTTCTAAAATTTCTCCTGTATAGTCTATTATGTCATCTGCACCATCAGGAGTTATACCTTTTAAATAATCTTCTACTTTTTCTAAAACTGTCCTTTCATCTTCTTCGCCTTCATTTTCATCTTCAGAAGTGCTGGTGTCTCCACCACCGCCAGCTTCAGTGCCACCACCGCCACCGCCACCAGTTCGAGTAGTATCTTCATCAGAAGGGCCACTAAAAGTTCCTGCTGTTTCGTCTATATCGCTTTGGTCACCGCCTTGGTTATCACCAGCAAATACTTCAATTACTTCTATGTCACTACCGCCTGCACCTTCACCTGCCCCTGCACCTGCCCCTGCACCTGCACCTGCACCTGCGCCTGCACCTGCGCCAGCACCAGCGCCTGCTTCTGAACCTGAACCTGAATCTGAACCTGAACCTGATCCTCCACCGTCTGTAGGAATGAAAGTTGTTTCATCGCTACCGCCACTTCCTCCAGCTTCAATGCCTCCAGTTCCGTCTATATCTCCTGTATCAAAAGGATCGCTTTCTGATCCTGAACCATCTGGTAAGTCAAAATCATCTGTTGCAGTATCATCTGAGCCGCCACTTCCACTTCTATCTCTATCTGCGTAACCGTCATCAGACCCGCTACCTGAACCACCTGAGCCTCCGCTTGAGCTTCCGCCTGAGCCTCCACTTGAGCCACTTCCAGATCCTCCTCCGTAGCCGCCTGAAGATCCTCCTCCGTAGCCACCTCCTCCGTAACCGCCTCCTCCGTAACCGCTTCCGCTGTAAGGATAATAACCATATGTTCCACCGCTTCCTGCGTATATGATTACTTCTCCATAAAGACCGCCACCGTAAAAATTAACTCGTGGAGTGTCAAATCTACGTTGCTGTAAACGCTTTAAAGATTTTAATGTATTGGCACTCATTGAGGAATTACCTTATATTCTCTTAAATAAATATTATCGTGTAATTGATTTTTAGAGTCCATAACATTTAATTTTTCTATATATTTATTTACCCAATCAAAATCAGAACTGTTTTTTGTTTCTTTATATACTGTGCCTTCTGATCTGTTATCATATATATATGTTGGAGGATTTTCATCTAAAGTATATACTTTTAATTTATTTAAAACTGCTTGATTTTTTAATTTTAAAAAATGTATTATGTCTTCACCTATTACAAGCTCTTCATCAAAAGTTTGTTTAGCAGCTTTCTTACTTAGCCAAGTTACACGAGTAAATGTTTGATCTTTTTCAGCAAGTCTTTGTTGAGTACCGTACATTTTTTCTACATCTTCTGTAGCTTTTATAGCTTCTTGTTTAGTAGCTTTAAATTTTTTAATATAACTTTCATAAAATCCTTGTGCATTAAATCCTAACTCTTCCATTTTTAAAGATACTTTAATTGTTTTTCCGTCTTTGTTCATTAAAGATATTCCATTTCTTATACAAAGAACATCTGGAACTATCTTTTTATCTTCTAAGCCTTTGTAGTATTCAACGCCATATTGAGTTAAGAAGTCATCTCCATCTATCATAACACAGTAATCGTTGTCAGAAGCTAAAAACAATTCTAATACAGAGTTTTTGCCTTTGGCTGGAGTACCATTGCTTTCTGTAATGTAATACTCAATGCCTACGTCTTTGCAGTACTTCTCAGCTTTCTTAACGTAATCTTTATTTAAGCTATTAATCACTACTACCATATCTTCTTTAGGTATATTGCTGTACTTAGGACTATTATGCCTCAGAAGATTTGTAAAATGATCCGAGGTCAATATGTAAAATTTCATCATATAAGTTTAAATAGTATCGCTACAATGCCTGTTAGTAGAACTGCGTTAAAGCCGTAGATCCTAGTCTCAAGACGTGTCATTTTGTCTCCGCCACTTTTAAGCTGGTCTTCAACATTCTTCCAGCGTATAGCGCACTCCGCTTCGTGCTTTTCTATTCGAGCTAACAGGTCTTTGATTGTCATAATTTTTATTTATACCTCATTGGAAGTTCTATAAAAGTATCGTCTGAAGCGTAAGCTTTAACGGTTGATTCAAACTTTTTAAATGGATTTTTAAACATTATGCTCCAGCATGGTTTTTCATAAGTATGAACAATCCTATGTCTATAGTGTCTAGGCATCCAGCTAAACCAGCTTACTTTTTCCATTACTCGGCCTTTTCCATCTACCCTGTCTATTTCTTGCAGATAAGAACCCCATAAAATAATAGAAACAAAACCATAACAATGTTCATGTATGTTGTCGTTATGCTCTGATTGACCTGCTACATGTCGGTTTAAATGAACGTGCTTAGTAAGCCAGTAACTATTTAGCATATGATGATCTCTAACGCCTTCAGCGTTGTAGTCATAAAAAGTATAGTAATTAGGAAACCTAAACGGTTTAGCTTTGTTTGTGCCGAACTTCTCGTATAGTTTCCTTATCATGACAACGAATACGTTACATCAGTATCAACACTTCCTGCTGAGTACACGTTCCTTTGTTTGTCTTCAAGATGAGTCATTCGTGTAGCGTTGCCTATAGCTGTCTTCATCATTGATAAAAAATCAAAACCTGTTCCTGTCCAAACATTTATACAAAGTTTAGAAGCCCCTAAGCCTACTAAATGCTCTGCTATTGCGTCCCAATAATCTCCGTCATGCAAGTAGCCTTTACTTCCTGCGCTGTTGTTTAAATGTATAGAGAGATCAAACTTAAACTCGTCTTCGTTTAAATAACCAGACACATATTCAATAACTGTAGACGGGTCTTCTGTTACTGTTATGTATGTTCTAGCAATGTTAGAAAATAAAGTAGTGTTTGTCTTTCCTTCTATTGGACTACCGTCTTCGTTAACTCTGCCTTGAGTTTCAAAAACAGCATCGCCTTTAAACCTAGACAAATAAAACTCTCGTCTTTTTTCGCTTGTATCTAAAGTTGCTGTAGGTGCGTCAAAAGGAAAAGAACCGTTTTCGTACATTCCGTTTGTAGTATAAGCGTCTCGTATTACAGACCTTTCTATATCATTGCTTGATGTTACTGTATAAGTCATAGTTTAAATATCCGCTCTAAATTGACATATTATTGTAGAGTTAACTGCGCCTGCCATAGCAGTATACATATCTCCTTGACCACCTATTAGCATATAATTATAGTTGTCATTAAAAGCGGCACCTCCGTCTGGGAGAACTACTTTAGCATTCCCTAAAACTACAGTTTTAAAAGCATTGTCTGTGGTTGCTGTGTCAGGGAGATCATTAAAATACACAGAAAAGATAGTGTTTAAATTAGTACACTCTATAGAATTAATAGTGTACGAATTACCATCTTTCATAGTTAAAGACGAAGGAGACACAGAAGAACCAGAATGACTTGCACTATGCCCATTATTTATGGCGGTACAACCTTTGCCGCAACTTGCGCTACGGGTTTTTACAGTTATTGTTGTAAAGCCTAAAAGCGCCCCTGCGCTTGCCGCTACCGTCATTAGTTATCCACCACGCCAGAGCCAAAGATAATGTAGTTTGGCTGTGCATCTGTTCCTGTTCCACCTGCAACACAAATAATTTCAGCTACACCGCCTGCAACAATGTGGGGATTATCACTACCGCAATTAACAACAGAAGCGCCACTGAGTATGTTTAGCTTCTGGCTGTTCAATGCAATAGTAATGTTAGCTGTTGCCGCATTACAAATCACCCAACGCTTACCAACATCGGCTGTTACCGCATCGGGTAGCGTAACTGTTCTTGCTGTAGTGCCTGTGCTTGCAGTAAAAGTAATTGTCTGGCCTACATAACCTGCCATCTCCGTGGCCGTTACCTCAGAGCTTGCATCGTTTGTATCTAAGACTTGAGCATCTACATGGATTTGATCTGTGGTTACAGTGCCTGTTACTTCCACTGGTTTTTCTAGCTTAATTAAATCAGGCTGTACTATTACTTGCCTGAAAGATGCCGCACCAGCTTTACGTACATTTATTTCAAACTGCCCTTCATAGCTTCCGTCGCTTGCATCTTTAATAACGCCACGAGTTGCCGCCCAAGTAACTTCAGTGCCGTTATCAGTTTTGCCGTTGTATTGAAAATTACCTACTACATCGTCATCGGCATTGTCTGCGTTATTTGCTTTTGTTCTTTTAAGAACTATATCAGGTGCGCCCGAAGTACTAGCGCTTGTGCTTTCTATAATTAAATTATTAGCTAACTCACCTGATGTTAAAGTAGCAACACCAGCTACAGCAAGACCAGATCCGTCTATAGTCAAAATATCTGTTGCAGCACTGTTGGCTGTTCTCGGTCTAATGACAATTTTACCTGCCTCTGTAGAGCCATCCTGAGACTCAACTATTTCTGCAACAATATTGCCATAGTTAGTGTGGTTGCCTGCACTGTCTTTGCCGTAGAAATGCAGACCGCCTAACTTATCACCGTCAGCACCGTTGCCTGTATTGTTGTTAAACAAAACAATGTCGGGGTTGTCGCTGCCTGAAGTTCCAGAATTTTCAACAATTAACTGGCCGCCATCGCTAGTGCCTGTTATTTTTACAGCACCATCAACAACTAAAGCATGAGCGCCAGTAATGCCTCCAGCAGTAGTATCGCCAAATATTCCAACTCCTGAAGCTGTAGCATTTAATCTATTAACGCTATTATGCTGAATAAGTACGTTAGAGGTTGTTTCTGTCTTTAGTACTAAGCTGCCTGTTTTTGAAGTAAGGTAGCTTGCGTTATTGTTTAAATGCGCTAAGCGTAAATCATAGTCGTCTTTATTTGGTTTTTTAAGATCAATAAATACATCGTCATTACCGCCTAGTTCAATCGAGCAGTCTTGCTCGTGTGCAGAATTATCTTGAGTATTGTGTATTCTTAAACCATAACCTAAGCCGCCAATGTTACCAGATGTTGACGCAGCTCCAGAGTGTTGAGGAAACGCACCATCATAAGCATTATGAAGAGTAAGTTGCTTGGGCTGACCCGTAACTGTAAGTATAAAAAAGCTTTTGCCGTCTAGTTCATCAATGCCTGTATTATCAACATACAAAAACATATTGTCTGAAAAGCCATGAGGATCGTCAGTTGTTACTACGCAAGCTGTGCCAGCAGACGTATTGCTAACAGTATCTATTGTCCGTGAGTTCTTAATTGGGACAGTGTACTTGCCTTCTAAGTTTAAGCCTTGCTCGCTGTGAACAAAACGACTTCCAGACAAGCCACCAACTCTGCCGTAAAAAGGGCCGTTGAACTCTACTGGTTGGTTTTCATTCCTAACATCGCCTCCAGCAGAATTACGCTGACCAAAGCTAATTAAGCCTGATCTAAACAGCGCAATGTTTTTGTTTGCTCCGCCTTTTATGCCTTGGATCGCAAACTTAGCGTCTTCACTGCCAGCAGTTGCGTCTCCTATTGACGTTGTAAGTTTAATGTAGTCAGTATCAGCACCGCCTCCATCTTCGCCTTTAAATACAATTTGCCCTAAAATATCATTGACTTGAGGATTTGCACCGCTTGTTTTTCTTTGAAGCGTTAAGATTGGGCCAGCGTTTGCGTTGCTGTCTGAGTCTTCTTCAAACAAAGTTAAGTCTTTAGTAGTTACAGTACCTGAAGCAGTTAAGTCAGTTACGTCAGTTACAGCGCCAGCAATTGAAGCCGCACCATTAATGTCTAATGAAGTTGCTTCAAGCTCGCCTGCTACTGTAACTTGGTTTGAATTAAGAGTAATTAGATCTATATCAGCATTTACGCCAATTGTAGCAGGATCGGTTCTGGCAGTCGTGCCGCTACCAGTAGCATCGCCATCGCCACCAACAATGATACCGCTTACGCTAGGCTCTAGTCTTATGTTTTTAGCGTTGTCGTTTATAAAACCATAGTGCATTCGAGTAACTGTGCCTTGAGTAGTGCTACCGTCTAGTGTAATGCCCATGTAAGAAGCATGATCAACGTAATCATCACCAGCTACGACATCGTTGTAGTCTCCAGAGCCTTGACCATCGTCAGGAGTTTCTACCTTGCCTCTTAACTGCAACTTGCCCGAGCTTATAGTTAAATCACCATTGCCTAACTGCGATATGTTTGCGTTTAAGTATTCTGTGCCTGCTGATCCAAACGAGCTATCTGCGTTATGATTATAGTTAGCTTGTATAACAAAAGCAGGGTTTCGCAGTCCTAATCCTTCACCTTGTTCATGCTCGTGTTGCTCTGAGTCAAAGATAATCCTTGAGTTGTTTTGCAGTGAGCCTCCTTTAGTATTTACAGTTCCGTCTGCGTCATAGTCACCATCGACTTTCATTCGCAAGTCGCCCTGTTTCATAATGATGCCTTTAGCGCCAAGTCCTTCTGCTACACTTGTAACTAAGGGTGGATCAATCGTGACTGTGCCAGTGATGGCTGCATTGCCGTTAATGTCTAATGACCCACCTTCTATTTCGCCTGAAGCAGTAAAAGTCGTAACGTCTGTTACGGCTCCAGCTATTGAAGCAGCACCGTCAATATTAAGCGTAGTGCCTTTGACTTCGCCTGTTACGTCAATGCCTGTATTGTTTATAACAGCTCTTGTGGCATCGTTTGTCTTTATTGTAATTACGTCAGAGCCTGAGAAGGTTATAGAGGTGTCGCCATCTTCATCGCCTTTAATACTATCAAGAGCAATAGTGCCTACATTTGTAAAGTCAGCGTCTGCAAAGTCAGCAGTGCCTGTTACGTTAAGATTTCCTGCGATGTCTACAGTATCTGAAAATATAAACTTGTCTGCGCTTTGATCCCAAGTAAGTAATCCACTATTTCCACTTGTAGCAAATGTAACTGTTACATCTGTAGCAGATCCTGTAGTTCCAAATGTAAGCGCTTGACCTCGCAGTTTTGTAATAGGGCCGCCATCACCATCAACATTATCGTGTGTATGTCCCGATGTTTTATTAAAAACTGCTAAAATTTGATTGAATTCAGAGTTAAATAAACTTGAAGTTATAATATCACCATCTGAATATGTGCTGACCTTGCTAGCGTAAACTGCCATTTCTTTTTATCTCCTACCTGACGGATAGTAATTAATGTAAACCCCTTGTAATATAAAAGAGTCTTTTTGATCTTCTGTATTAACAATAACTTGAACAGTGTTTCCGCTTCCTCTAACTGCTTGTCTTACGAGTGGAGCGTCTAATGCACCAAAACCAAATTGAAAATCAGTTCCTAAAACTGTACCTTCAAATCTAGCAGACCCAAATCTTGAAGCCGCTGTAATTGTTGGTAGTACTATAGGAGGAGGCTGAATAGCTTCAAAGTTTTCTTCCCCATATCTAACAAGTAAGGTAGGTGTTATTGGGCCTTCTGCAACAATTGCTAAGTTTACATATGTTAAAGTTTTTTGTGTTCCCATATCTCCTAAATCTAAATATGGACTTTTATATGTTGCTTTTATATCTTTATTTTGTTGATGTGTAAAAAAACTACTTCCTTGTTCATGCACAAGCAAGCTTCCGTATTTGTCTCCATGATAAACAATTTCTTCATTATTTCTATTAACTATAGATGAAATGCCTTGTGGTTGCATTCCTTTTATTTCAGACCATTGAAATCCTTCAGGAGTAAGCGTTCCTATTATTCCTTTTGATTCTATAATATCTGTCATTATATTTTCTTCGCCAGTAGCAACTACTTTATTAGAATAAAATAATCTGTACTGGTTTTTCTTTTTAATTACTACGCTAGAAATTGTTAAAGTGTTTGCTTTATTAATTACATCATTAACTATAAGACGCTGTATTTGTCTGCTTACTGTGCCTAGCTCAACATCATCTATTCTTTCTGTGCCTGCTAAAGTTCTTAGTCCATCATTAGCTAAGAATAATAAGTCGCCACCAATCTCTTGAATAGTATTTTTATTTATACAACCAATATTTTTAGTTATAGGCGTAACGGCCATATCAGTTCCGCCTAAATCTGTAACTTTATGAATACTATTTTTACAAAATAAAATTAAAGATTCTCTAAAGCTTCGTACTCCAATTACTTTGTCTTCTAGTACAAAAGCTCCCGATGACCCAGAAGGAAAAGTGATGGCCCCTGTTCCTATAATGCCTGAGTAATAAACTGTATTCGGTGTAGTTGGATCTCCTATAGCTACCATCCTGTCTTTATGTATTACGCTTGCTGTAGGAGTTTTGTTTGTTTCAATAGCTATTTCATTTACAAAATAAGTTAATCCAGTTAAACCACCTGTGCCATCAATTCGTAACTGTAAAGGTTTATTTACTCCATCACAAACAATAATTTGGTCGTTTTGTGCAGATGTTCCATAAACATTAAAATCTACTAAATCTGTTGGGGTGTTTCGAGTTGTTATAGTTCGACCTTTAAATGTAGTATGGGTATCTCCTGAACCAGCAACACTACTTCTATTTAATCTAATAAAAGTAATTCCATTTACTGTGTAAAAAACATTGCCTGCTGAACATACTATGCCGCCATCTGAATATCCTACAATGCCTAATATTTTATGTCCTTGAGCGCTTAAAGCATTGCCTGTGCCGTCTTCAGATTCTATTGTTACTATACGTCCAGCCGCTTCTGCACTCTCGCTTATACGACCACAACCGTTAATTCTTCTATATCCGCCATCAGTATCAACTTCATAATTAACAAGCTCAGTAGCTACGCCTGCTTGATTTTGCAAGTTAAAGCTACTTTTGTTTACATCTAAGCCTCCGATACACGGAAAACCAAACGGTTGCGTTTGCGCCATCTTAAATAAATCTCACTCTGTCGTCTGTAATATAAGTAGGAGAAGGCTCTAATAAATTAGAACGCATTTGGTCATAGCTCTTTCTATAATCTTCCAGAGCAAAAGAAGCTGCTTGAGGATTGTCTTTGAACTGCCAGCAATAATATCGAGCTTTTGCTAATATTACATTTATATACTGGTCAGGAACTAATACAGTATCGGTTTCGTTTGTTAGTTTTACTATTTGATTGTACGCATAAAACCATACTTTATAAACCTTGTCGGGTATTGGGCTAAGTCCAAACCTGCGTCCGTCTGGGCTTCGTATAACATGCGTAGGCTCACCACCTACTGCTTGATCTGCATCATCTGCATTTTCTGATTCTCGTCTAAATCTATTCCAATCTTCTGTTGTTGCAAACCTTAAATTACTAGATGTGAAAGGAGCTGTTTCTCCGCCTACGCCTACTGTAGTAAGATAAAAATTATCCCAATCTACAGAACCGTAGTCATCATTGATTGCAGAACTTGTAGGCTTTAAATTATACCAACGTGTTCCAGCTACAGTATCTACAGATACGTTGCCGTACATTGGATCTGCTGTTCCGCTTTCTGCTACAGCAAGAAAAGGCCATTGAGGTTCGTCAATAACAATATCAAGATATGCTCTATTAATACAATCTTTTATATGTGCTTGAATACCTATTGCACTAGGGAATGTTGCAGTAGTTAATTCAACTTCATTAAGCTCACGAAGAATTTGATTTGTAAGTTCTATGTACGTTGTTGCCATTTACTTAGCCTCTTTTGTTTTCTTCGTGTTATTAAAAATTCTGTCGTAGTTGTCGTTATAATTTTGTCTTGCATCTCCACCGTACATAGAGCTATTTAATTTAATTCTTTTTTTAGTTTTTAGTACAGTTGGTTTTTTTTCACTTCCAATTACTGCCATTTTTTACTCCTAAATAAAACAAGAGGGGTTTTTACACCCCTCAAGTTTATATTGCTAATTAAGCCGCAATAGCGTAGTTAGCTCTCACAAGTGCTTCATTTCGTAAAACGTCAGCACCGTAAACATGCAAGCCACGACAGATGTCGCCAAAGCTTGCTTGATCACGGATAACTTCAGTGTTCACGATAGTTTGTGCAGTTGCACACGCACTAACATGACCAGCTAAAGCGATCTGAACTTGTGAATTAGAACCACCAGCCGCAGATGCCGCAGGCATATTGTTAGACTTATACATTTCAAAGCCACGTAATTTACCAGAACTAACTAGACCATTACGGATAGAGCCTTGACCTGCATTGAAGTCTACAGACAATAGTTTAGAACCTGACTCGCTTAATGCTTCGTAGAATCGTGGAGATGCTACAAACCAACGGCCTTCTTCTGGGACATTTTGCTCATCAAGAAGTCGAGCCATGCGAGCTAAAAGATCAAGAGGATCTTCTTCAGACGCACCTTGGCCGATACCGATTGGGCCTGCACCAGAAGCTCCATCATCTACACCAAATACATCAGCCGCTTGGTCAGCGTCTACACCAATGAGGTGGTCAATAGTACCTGATCCACCGTGAGGAGTAAATGCGTTTAAGCCGCTTGCATCTGATAAAGTTTTAAGAACGCCTGCATCGAACGCATCTTTAAGAGCATAAGCGGCTGAAGAAGCTGCCATCTCTTTGAAGTTTACGTGAGACATATTAGTTTCAATGTCATCAACAATAAATTTAAATGCGTTAGCTGTGTCTACAGTTAATGTAGTTCCAGTATCAGTTAGTTTTTGTTGCGTAATAGTTCCGCCACGTTTGTACTCAACTACTTCAACAGTTGGCTCTTTGATGATTTTTACAGTATCGCCAAAGGCGCTGATTTCACCAGAGTAATCAGTGTTAGTAATTGCTTCAGCTACAGATGCTTTACGAAAAAAGTTAAGAACCTTTTTCGAGTAAATCTCTGGTAAAAAATTACCAGTAGTTGCAGCGGCTGTGCTGTCATTGTCGTTAAAGTTTGCGGTATTCTGAATACCGTCAAAGTTTGGGTTAGATTGGTTAAAAGCCATGATAATGTTTCCTTATATAAAAGAGTAAAGTTTTAAGAAACAACTCTACCTTCCATGACTGCTTGATCTATATCTTGTTCGTATTTATCATAGTCGGCCATAGAAAGAGCTGCTATTTCTTTCCGAGTCCAGATCTTTGCTTCTTTAGAATCTATCGAAGTTGTTCGAGTAGATACCATGTCTGCGGCAGATCCAGAAGATTGCGACTTGGATGCAGTACGTTTAGGGCTTTTAGTAGTAATACCACTTTCTAATTTATAAAGATCAATAGCTTTGATTGCTAAGTCTACATTATCAGGGTTTTCATATACCCAAGCTTGTATCTGCTTAGGTTGTGTTTCTGCCCATTTATGAAAGTTTTCATCACCTTTAATATCTTCAAAATCAGGATGTTTACTGCGTAAAGTTTCTTCAGCTTCTTTCCGAACTATATTTGCTTCACGTTGTTGAAGCGCTTGTAGTTTAGATTCCAAAGCTGTAGCCTTTTCTTCGCTCTTTAAATGAGCTACAGTTTCAACTGTTTCATAGAGTTCAGGATATTGGTTTTTAAACTTTTCAAGATCTTCAGGACTTCTAAGTTGAGGAGCAGGAATGTTTGTATTTTCCACTGCCGCTTGAAGTTCTAGTTCTCTTTGTTTAAAACCTGCTACTTTCTCATCATAATGTTTCTTTAAATCATCGTATCGTTTTTTATAATTAGCTCTTTGCTTCTTAGGTTCTTCTTCTACAGGGGCTTCTTCCGAGGTGGCCTGTTGAGAATCATCAAAGAATAAAGAATCAGCACTTCCTTTATTTGGAGCATCTGGCGTATGCCAATCTTTCTTTGCATTATACGGATTTGCTGTTGATTTACTTACTTCTTGCTCTACTTGTTCTGTCATTGTCGCTCTCCTTTTGGGGCTTTTATCTTTTCAAGGTGGCTATAATGTTAGCTAAACATCATTGGGCTTGAACTTAAAAGGTGGCCTCTAGGTTTATATGTATGTGTGAGGGGCTAAATAAATTTAGGTAGCCTCACTGTTAATGCCACTTTGTTCATCGGATGCACGTTCTGCTTGATCCATTATTCGTTGCAGATTGTCAGCTCCAATGAACTCTGTGGCTTTTGCGGTGATAACAAACTCACCATCCGATAACCTAGCGGGTATCGAATCTGATACTCCAGTACCTGTGCCATTTACAGCACCTGCACCAGAAAATTCTGATGACACGGTTAGTATTTTATCAAATACTCCCATGAGTTCGGGGCTTTGTTCTAAAGCTCCCATAAGAAATTCTTGCTCTTCAGGATTAAGAGCTTGGTCTAAAATAAATTCTTGATAAGTTTCTTCCATTTCTGCATCAGGTTTTTGTGATGCCATAGCTTCTGCTAGTTCATCTTCAGGAATATTATCGTATGTATCTACGGGAGCGCCTTCTGATTCTGCTTTTTCCATAGCCATTAGTTCAGCTTCCATTTCAGGAGGAGTAAGCATAGAGCCTTCTGCATATTTTACTCTGAATTTATCTTGTTTTTTATTAGGCATTATTCTTCCTTCCTATTTTTAGCTTCTACTACTTGATCTTTAAGAGACTCTAAACTAACCAGAGAATTCACTCTCCCCTGCCTGCGGAACATTTCCTGTTCCGATGTTGCCGCCACCAGTGCCTGTAGCTCCAAGGTCTTGAGGTTGTTGAGGTGCTCCGTCAGGGCCAACCATAGCTCCTTGTTGCTCGTTAGGGGCGACAGCTTGATCGCCAGTTGCTTGTCCAGCATTTTGTGCTCCTATAATTTGTGCCATGATTGCTGCTTCTTCAGGGTCGTTTAGTATCTCATCTGGATCTAAATCTAAACTATAAGCAAGCTCACTGACAATTTTAGAAATCTTAACGAACGGAGCAATGGCAGGGTTTTGCGCTGTCTGTAAGAACATTGTTAATCGTTGACTTCGTACTTCTTTCTGCATTAAACTATTTGTACCCATAGCTTTAACTTCTAAGTCGCCTTCTATTTCTAGTTGGCCTTCAAAGAACTGCATATTCCATTGGTAATATGCTTCGCCAAGGGGACGTAAAAGAAAGTCATCTAAGTTTTTAACTACTGTTTTAATATTTAATGACGCTGCGCCTAGTAGCATAGACATACCTGATGCAGTTCGTGTCATGCTTTGTACGCCTGTTTGACCATGACTGTAGCTTGGAATGCCTGTTTGTTCGTCTGCAAGCTGTCGGAACTTGTCAAACATCATCATGTTTTCTTGAGATGTGTTAGGGAATTTAATTCCATGTATTGCTTGCCCCTGCATTCCTGCTTGTCGTCTAAATACTTTACCAGCATAGATGTCCATTGACTGACCGCCTACAAGAGCAGATTCATCTACGTCAAACACAAGAGAGCCACTTAACGCAAGATTGTCAATAGCCATACGTGCATGACCGTTCATGATCTGCTGAGAGTCATCCATGTTTTCTGCAACGCCAATACCGAAAAAGCTATACGGATTTTTTTCGTATGTAAAAGCATTGTATGGAATTCTATTAGGTGTAAAAGGATTAATTACTGTTCGTAGTAATTTACCATTACTTACCCAAGCATTGATTTGTACTTCGTCAAGATCATCTACTTCTTCGGGTAACTCCATTCCTACTTCACGAGCATATTGTGCATCCATTACACCCCAGTATTCTAAGACTTCATACTGATCTGATCCATATTCTTGTGAACGTCTATCATCTTTTAATTCATTTTCGTAGTCTTTTTCTTCGTAATTTGGCCCCATAAGAAGACAATCACGTATATTTTCTTTGTTAAAATAAGGAAGTTTAGATAATGCTCTAAGCTGAGTTCTATTATATTTATGTCTATGAACTATGTACTCGCAATCTTCAATTGTAGTTGCAGCAGGATCTG